CGCAAGGTTTCGCATTCAAGCAGCAGCGGCGATCATTTCCGCCTGCATACTCGCCGCGTGCGCGCCGACGATCCGCATGGACGCGCCCGGCCTGCCGGCAATCTCTTCACGGCAATCGGCTAGCGACTGCTCCAATGCTCTTAATACTGAAAAAGAAAAGATCGCACCGCTCGATCCTCCCCCGCAACTACCCGACGCTTTGCAAGCGCCATGTCCACTCGGCTCGGGATTAGCGGCGTGCTTCACGCTCGACCAGGACCTCGTGCGTCAGAAACGCTTCAAGATTCTTCACGACGATCGCGACTACTGCCGCGACGCTTATGAAAGGGCACGTGAACGCGCAAATGAACAACGTCTTGCTCAGTAAGCCGCTTGCCGCGGCGACGATCGCGATCGGCCTCGCAATGCTCGCGCTCGCCGCCGCCGCTACCACCGGATGCTCTCAGGTGCACGAGAAGATGTTCACGCTTGACTGCGCGATAGGCCGCGAGCCGATAGCGGGCGAGCTCGCGCCGGGCACCGCGATGGCGATTGACGTTTCGACCAGCCCGATCCCGCTGATCTCGGCGCCCCATCGCGTCATCGCGCGATGCGACAGTGCGGGCGTTGTGACGATGTACCTCGAGACTCCCGTCGATACCGGACTGAGCGAGCTTTCCACGCCGCTCAGCACCGCCGCGAGTCATGTGACCTATGCGCCGTAATCCGATGCGACTCCAGCGCAGCTTTAATGCCGGCGGTAATCATGCCGCCGAAAAACAAGGAGAGACTGAGATGAGTTTGAAGATTCGAAAATTGCCCGGCTTGGTCCTATGCGCTTGCCTGCTGATGCTCGCGGGATGCGCTCAGCAGGGCGGCGGTCTGCTTCAGCCGACGCCGAAACAGATAATTAGCGGCAAGAATACGATCGTGCCGAGCGCCGCGGCTCTCAGCATGGAAGCCACCAACTTCTGCAACGCGCAGGCGCAAGTCGATTACGCGGGCCTCGTGCTTTATTGCGAAGGCAAGACTCCTGCGATGCCGCTGTCTATCAGCACCACCTATCAGACCGAGGCCAATCAATTCTCGTGCCAGGTGTACGGCTACACCAATTCGAGCAATCAGCTCATCGTCCCTCAGACCGTGACTCTCGGTAATTGCCCGACCGGCGTTGCACCCGCTCCCGTGACCGCGCCCTCCGGCGTGTCATCGTCGGCGAAGAGTTAAGCCGTTGGCACGTGAGGCCATCGTTAAGACTGCGCCGCCGTCGCAACGGCCGCGCGCGACACGGAGCAACGAAAACGGCCTTAATACTGCGCCGCCGCCTCAGCGGCCGCGACAACGGAGCGCGGCCTGGACGGTGAAAAAATGGGAGCAGCAATAGGAACGTTGGCGCTCGACGTAATCGAAAAAGCCGCGCCGGTTATCATCGCCGCGATGACCCCTGAGATTCAGGCGATCCTCGCGAAGTTGCCGCCCGGCACCGTCAAAGTCGTGCCGCCTGCTATCGGCGTTGAAGTTGCGGTCGCATCCAATCTCGCGATCGCACTGCCGGCCTTCAGCGCCGGCATCTACAAAACGATCTGCGCGAAAATCGGAGTGGCGGTGGCGATCTACGCGACCGAGCATCAGGGCGACAACCTGCAATCCGACATCGCCTGGATCGATATCCAGGCGATGGCTATAGCGGCGATCGGAGAAGAAGGTCTCGACACGACGAAAATCCCGCGTAGCACGATGCGCCAGATGGTTGCGTCGGGCATCGAGCTTCATCGCGCCGGCGCCGGCACCAAAGCGCTGACGGTGGAGACATAGCAACATATGAGCGCGACAACGGAGCGCGCTTCTAACTGCGCCGCCGCCGCAGCGGCTGCGCCGCCGTCGCAACGGCAATTAACGTCCCAAGCAAAGGAAGAGGTTGTAAAAACGATCATGAGTGCAATTCAGGACCTTCAAGCTGCCGAAGCGGCTATCGCCGCGGCAGTTACAGGCGCAACCGCGGCGATGAATGCGGCGGCGACTCTTATCGGGAATCTTCAGAGCGGCAGTGTCAACGCGGACGACCCGGCGGTCGAAGCTGTCGTTACCCAGTTGAACAGTCAGGCCGCAACCTTGAGCACCGCAGCATCCTCACTGACTACCGAAGTGACACCAGCGCCCGCCTCGAGCACGTCGAGCTCGTAAGCTGTGAGAACGGAGCAATGAGCCTGAGCCTTGACATACTGTTCCGTCGCCGCGGCTGAAAAAATGGAGTGGGGAAACGTCGCGGGCTGGGCCGCTGCTTTCGTCGCGTTCGTGGCGGTGAACGCGAGCACGATTCAATGGCTGCTGAAGCGGCGCGACGAGCAGCATCAGCGCGACTCCGGCCGCGTTGACGAGCTTGAAAAGCAGCTTACTGACTTGCGGGTGGCGCTGCCGGTGGAATATGTGCGGCGCGAGGATTGGATCAGGTTCAGCGGCACGCTGGACGCGAAGCTGGACGCGATGCGCGAAGAGATGCGCGAAGATACCGCAGAGGTAAAGGAAAGGCTGTATGCCGGACGCAATTGATCTCGAACAAAAGCGCCGCGAGGAAGCGCGATGGCGGGTGCTGCGCGTCATCGACGCGGGACGTCCGATCGCGGTCTCGGAGCAGATAATCTGGCGGGTGCTCGCCGACATCAAGCTCTCCTTGTCGCTGAACGCCGTGCGCCGCGAGCTCGCCTATCTGCGCGACTTGGGCTTGCTCGAACTCGAAGGCGAGGGCGCGGAAACCTGGTTCGCGAAACTCACCGCCAGCGGCGTCGACGTCGTCGAGTACAACTTCCCGTCTCCCGCGGGCGTGGCTCGCCCGCGCAAGTATTGAGGAGTGGTGAGCACCGCGATGAGCAAAAAAAAGGCCGCGAAGAAAAGCGAGCCCGGCGGCAAGCCTAAACGAGTGCCGCTTGGGGAACCGCCGGCCAAGGGCTGGAAGATGAGGCGGATGCCCAGGGACCTGAAGCGCCAGCTCGACGCGGTCATCGCCGACGGCAGGTTCCATACCTCGCAGCAATTGGCGAAATGGCTGGCCGACAATGGCTTCGAGATCTCGGCCAGGACGATCAACAGGTACGGGCAGAACTTCGAGCAGCGGCTCGACGCGATCCGGATGGCGACGGAGCAGGCACGAATCGTTTGCGAGCAATTCAAGGACGATGACGCGCAGATGCAGACCGCGCTGCTGAGGCTGGTGCAGACGCAGCTTTTCGAAGTTCTGTCCGTCGCCAACGAGAAACCGGGGCATAGGAAGCGCGCCGGCGCACCGATCGCGCCGGTGAATGTCGCGGCGCTAGCGCGATGCGTGTCGGGGCTGGCGAAAACGGAAACCGAGCATCAGAAGTGGGCCGAGCGCGCGCGCGCGAAAGTGGCGGCGGTCGAAAAGAAGGTCGAGGAGGCGCGCACCAAGGGGCTGAGCACGGACGCCGCCGATCAGATCAGAGCCGTCCTGATGGAGATTTAATCGTGCCAGCGCATTCACTTTTCTTCAGCGCGTTCCCTCTTGTGTCATCCCGAGCGCAGTCTGCGGAGTCGAGGGACCCCGGCTCCTCGCCTCTCCCTTTAAGGGGATCTTTGCGTAACCTGATCGCGTCCTTATTTCCTCTCCCTATAAGGAGAGCTTTGCATAACTTGCCCGCGTCTTTATTCCCTCTCCCTGTAAGGGAGAGGATGAAGGTGAGGGTCCTTATACAGCGAGCTATTTTGCGAGCGATTCACGATTCTGCTTCTGCTCTGAATGTACGTACTGAGGTTACGCACACCTCTCCCTGTCAGGAAGCGGGGTTCTGCGGCACGCCACCAATGGAGTAGCCATTACCTAATGAACGAACCACTCTCAATACTACTTCCATATCAGCGCCGATGGCTGGCCGATCAATCGCAAGTCAAGGTCAGCGAGAAGTCGCGGCGAATAGGTATCACCTGGACCGAGGCCGCCGATCGCGCGCTCGGCGCAGCTGTCGGCGGGCGGGCCGGAATCGACGGATGGTATATCGGCTACAACAAGGACATGGCGCTTGAATTCGTCGAGGCCGCCGCGCGATGGGCGCGCCGGTTCAATCGGGCGGCGGAGGCGATCGAGGAAATTGCGCTCGAGGACGAGCGCGCCGACATCCTCGCCTACCGAATCCGCTTCGCATCGGGCCACAAAATCGTGGCGCTATCCTCGCGGCCGTCCAATCTTCGCGGCAAGGACGGATGCGCGGTTATAGACGAGGCCGCCTTCCATGAAGACCTGCCCGGCCTCCTGAAGGCGGCGCTCGCGTTTACGATGTGGGGCGGACTGGTGCGGATAATTTCAACTCACAACGGCGCCAACAATCCCTTCAACGAACTAATCAGTGAGATTCGCGCCGGCCGCCGTCCATACTCACTTCATCGCACGACTTTCGACGACGCACTATCGGACGGACTATACAGAAAAATCTGCGAACAGAGCGAAACCGAGTGGAGCGAGGAAAAACAGCGCGAATGGCGCCAGCAGATTGTCGATTACTACGGCGATAACGTCGGCGAAGAACTTTTCTGCATCCCGCACGCGTCCTCGGGCGCGTACCTGAGCTCGGTGCTGATCGAGGCGCGGATGAAAGCCGGTATTCCCATCCTGCGCTGGGAAATGCCGGCGGAATTTTCGGGCCGCCCGGAAGCCGATCGGTACTCCGAGACGCAGGCCTGGTGCGAGGACAACCTGGCGCCGGCAATCGCCGCGCTGGATCCGGCGCTGGCCAGTTTTTTCGGCGAGGACTTCGGCCGTTCGGGCGACTTGACGGTGATCTGGCCGCTGCAGATCGCGCGTGACCTCACGCGGCGCACGCCGTTCGTGGTCGAGCTGCGCAATATCCCGTTTCGAAACCAGGAGCAGGTGCTTTTCTATATCGCCGACCGCCTGCCGCGATTCACCACGGGCGCGATGGACGCGCGCGGCAACGGACAGTACCTCGCCGAGACCGCGGCGCAGCGCTACGGCGCGCGAATCGTGCAGGTGATGCTCTCGGAGTCGTGGTACCGCGAAAATATGCCGCGCTACAAGGCGGCGTTCGAGGACGGCACCATCGAGATTCCCAAGGACGCGGACGTGCTCGCGGACCATCGCGCGATCGTGCTCGAGCAAGGCGTGGCCAAGGTCGCCGAGCGGCGCGCCGGGGCCGACGGCAAGGGACGGCATGGCGACTCGGCGATGGCGGCGGCGCTGGCGTTCTTCGCGTCGCGCGCGGACCCCGGGCAGATCGCGTACATCTCGGCGCCCGTGCCGGGCAAGCGGGACAACTTCGACCGGCGGATCGATCCGTTCGGCGCGCCGCCGGCGGAAGACGCTCCCGCCGGTGCTCGTGTGCGCGGCTTCTGAACCTCAATGAATAGCTACTGGAGATGGAAATGCGAAGAATGCGGTTATGAGTTTATACTCGCGCTCATTCGGCTTCCCGAAGCGTGCCATCGATGCGGCGGCGAATGGTTTTTGAAAATAGGCGAGGCCGCATCGAAGGCGCATACATCTGACTGACGCGACAGGAGAGCGACAATGACACTCTATGATGCTTACGGACGCGAAGTTGATACAGGGATGTTGCGCGAAGAGCAGGCGGCGCCGACGATGGCGGGAGTGCGAAATATATATTCCGTGATGCATCCGTCAATCGGACTGACTCCTGAACGATTGTCGGGAATCCTCCAACAAGCCGAGTTCGGAGATCCGTTTCTGTATCTCGAGCTGGCTG